GCTCTTCCGATCTTCAAAAATACAGTAAGTCATGCCATCTGTTTTGACATCTGTTTTACGTTGTGCCTGTTTCATCAAGGCTTGAAAGCTTTCACCAATGATTTCACCGTCCAACACAATCCGACCACCATAGGTTGGTGTAAGATGTTTGGAAATGCGTCGTATTGATTCTACAATCTGCGGAAAGTTATCAAACGGTTTGCCGTTGCGACTGTACAAGTTCACGGTGGCACCGTGAATAACTGCCAATACACGCACACCATCCAGTTTCTTTTCAATCAGTTTGCGACCCTTGAGCTTACTGGTATGATCGTTTGAGTCTGTGGCCAACTGACATGAGAACACCGGGATCTTCCATTCTGTTTTGCCCAACACTTTGTTCAAAGTCTTTTCTGAAATGCCGCAACGCAGATCCTTGATCAACACTCTACGACACAGACCATTCCATTCTTCTGAGTCAAACTGTTCTGCCAAGTCTTGAATGGCATCTCTGGCATTGTGACCAGTGACACTACGAGTTCTCAATGCTTCTAGCAATGCCCAAAATTTGGGCCAAGGATTAGCGGCGTGATCAATGCCTTCGGTTTCAGGCACTTGCTTGACGCCAAACACATAATAGGGATTGTAGGCTTGGTAGCAGTTGAACAAAAAACATTGAGCATTGGCCGAACCTAACTTTGATGCCATCAAGGCCTTTTCAATCACTCGTTCTTTGTGTAATCTGCTGTCGGAACTTTCGAGATCTCGAATCCAGTCTGCGGCCAATTTTAATCCTTGGAATTTGACATCTTGCATGTCTAACATTATTTACTAGCTCCCAGTAAAACTAAATGTTGATAGATTAGTTGGCTTGTAAGGTGTACTGTCCAATCACAGCACCGGGTTTTTTCAAGGCCTCGGCTCTGCGTGCTTTGTATTCTTCATTGTCAACTTGGACCAGTCCAATGTTTTGAGTAGTGCCATCGGGATTGACCACGCTGACTGTGTCAGACTTTTTGTCTGCGGCCGGTGCTGGGTCAGTTGATGCTGGTGTCCGGTTTTGTTCTTTGGTAATGCCATCCAGTTCACGGAAAGCTTCGGGCGCACGAGCCGCGGCATCCTTGGCTGACTTGAGCACATTCTTATCACCCAAGGGCAAGGCCACCAACACATAGGTGCGAATTCGATTGCCTTCAGAAACATGTTTCATTTCCACAGTTTCTACCCCAGTGATGTCCACATCTGGGCACATGCTACGTAGAGCCATTTCACTTTGATCTGTGCTGGCATCTCCGCTGTCGCTACGGAACATCTTAACCTGGCTACGGACTTTGCCGCCTGCGGCTGTACATATCTTGGCATAGGCCATGGTCTTGGCCTTGATATCAGCAAAGCCAAAGTCTGGGCTTGTGGCTGTGCCATTTTCAAAAATATATCCTGCAGCCTTGGGCAACTTGCTCATCCAAGTTGGGGCCTCTTTGACAGCCGAATTCATCTGTGCAGTTTGCAAACTGTTTTGATTGCTGTACTGGGCACTGTAGTTAGTGCCGCTGGTGCCACATGCACTCACAACTGTCGCAGTGGCCAATACGATTGCTAGTTTTTTCATTTTGATACCTCTTTCAAGTTTATAACTGTTACAGTTTAACACAACTCTTACCATTTGTCAACTACCTTCCAATCTGGACCGTGCGAACGACAAATAATGCCCTGGCGTTGTAACAGATCTCCACCACGAATCTCGGGTTCAACAAACCAACGGCATTGCGTGCCACGATAGTTGAAAGTTTTTGGAAAGTTTGGATGTGGTCTCACTTCACTTTCGCGCACCTGATCGCCAGTTCGCACCTGGCGTACCTGTATCTCAGGACGGTCAGTACAGACCATGTTTTGTTCTATGGTCATTCGGCCGCCGTCGGCTCGGCTCAGAATCTGGGCACGACCTTGATCCATGGCACCGCGACATAGGTCAGCATCACTGAGTGATTTGGATCCCACACTTTCGCCTTCGGCCGTGATCCAAGCTCCATCAATCTGAGCCCTAAAAGTCACAATACACTTGTTTTGTGTAGCGGAAATAGGAACCACCATGGGTTGTACATCGGCAATGCTGGTAATCTTCACAGCGGTATGATTGGTCATGGCCGAACGCACATAGCACTCGGCCTGAGCTGTGACAGGTAGGCCCAGGGCCAAGACTATCGCTGTAGTGCGGAACATGATGCTCTCAATGACCAGATATTGTTTTTCAATTTGCTGTAGTATCTACGGTCTTCTAGGGTTATAGGATTGGACTTGAAATAGGCATGATAAGCATCAATGCGAGTCTGCAGATAATCCACCTGAGATCTGGCCTGGCCACAATCAGTCTTGAAACTTATCATATCAGACCGATCAAAAGACAATTGTGTGGGTTGTGTGGCACAACCAGCAAAACAAATCACCAGAGACAAAAGTATCAAACGTGTCACAGTGTGTTGCCTTGTTGCTGATGACGATACTCTCTTCTGAGCCAATACTTGTACATGCGGAAATACGTGGCCGCATCGCAAGGCTCAAAGCCATAGGTCACGGCTTCGTCCTTGTGTTCCATGTAAGTACGTTGCAACCAAAGTCTAAAACGTGTGGAATCTTTTGTCATATAGCTCACCACGAACTGTTGTAAAACACACGCAGACCTAAAAATAGTTCTGCCCTGGCAGTCTTGACAAATTCAAGATCCTGCAATCTATAATACTCGCTGGCATCATCACCAAAAAAGAATCCGCGAGTCTCGGGCAGGATCTCTGCCTGTATATCCTGTTCCAAGCGGTCAATGTCCTCGCGAAACAATTCAAGCTCAACACCATTGAACACATCGACTGCACCAGGATTGCCTCGACTCTGCCACAACTGTTCCATCCAACCATGTAGGTGCGGATGCTTGCGCCAGTAGGCTATTTCTCTGGGTTTGGTCAAACCAGGATTTACAAATTCATTGAGATCTTTGTCTAAGTCGGCACCAGCCCACCATTCTGCACTTTGGCCAGAACGGCTGGCAGTGTAAGCATACATGTCCAGCCCCATTACCGCATCTCCATGATGCGTTTGATTGCGGCTGTGGCTTCAGGAAAGCCTTGACGTTCACGACTGGCCACAACTGCTTCAATCAGCTCCATCTGTGTTTCGTGCAAGCCGCCCACAAAGGTCATGATCTGATCACGTGTCAAGGTCATCTTGATACTGCCCAGGATCTGACGTTTGCGATCAGCACTAGAGTTTTCTTCTTGATCTTCGTACATTACACAGTCTCCTCATCACAGTCTCTGGCAAAGATACGAGCCACGTCTTCTTGGGTCACGTAGTCTTTGAAATAGATATAAGTTTCATCTTGGCCACGACCCAGGGCCTGCCAGTGCATGATTTCTATTTCGATGTCTTTGAAGAATCCCATTATTATGCTCCGTAGTAGATTGCATCTTGATCAGCGGACCAGTTGGCATATTCTTCCGGGTCAATGATATCAGCGAACTCAGCTTCGTCGACTACCCAACCTTCGGCGCGAAGTTGTTCACGACCGCTAAAAGTTTTTTTCATTGCATCCATAGCATTGTGGATAGCGTTGATCTGGTCTACCAAGAACCCACGATCCTGCCACTGCTCGGGTGTGGCACCACGTGGACGCCAACCGTAAAAATCCTTGTGGAAGTCGCTGTAATAGCTCTGCAAGTCGTCCACTGTTAAATCTGCAAAATCACTGTGTGCCATGCTGTTGCTCCTTTATTGTTTATAATACTATTATAACAAATGGGCCTTTTTTGGTCAATCCCAGCTCTTTTTGTCACCGTGCAGTTCATTCCACTCGTAACCGGCAAGATATTCATCAATCTCAGCTTGGTTCAACTCAGTCACCGGTTCACCTTGATAACTGCCTTGAGGGTACCAATGTGGTTGGGCATAGCGACTGTAGTAACTGTCAGCTGATCCACGATCAAACAAACTACCGTGACGTTCACGATCAAACTGTGGGCCACGCAGGGCCTGGACGATTTGTTGTTGTTCTGATTTGTCTAACATACCTAAGTACATATTTGCTCCTAATTTTTAACTATACATGTATTATAACCGATTTGTCATTATTGGTCAACCATTGTCCCGGACTTAGGATTTATTGGTTAGTACGCACTAACCTACCCTGGTTGCCACCGGGTCGGAGATTACTCTATATGTTACAGGCCGAAAAGAAACGGTCTTGATCGAATCTCTGATTGGCTTCTTTACAGGCACTGGCCACTGCAACCGCGGCTTGTAAGCGAGCATGTGGGTCCATGATCGAGTTGATGTATTTGGCGAGTAGTTCGAAATGTTTCTTGGACATACTGTGGCTCCTTTTGATTAACTATACTGCTATTATACAAAAAAGAGAGTTTTTGGTCAACCATAAAAAAACCCTGCACAAGGCAGGGTTACTGTTCAACTGCGCAAACAGATTTTTACTTCTTAGCGTCTTTCTTTTCGTCTTTCTTTGCATCAGCTTTCTTTGCTTCTGCTGGTTTGGCAGCAGCTGGCTTGGCTTCTTCTTTCTTGGCAGGAGCTGTTTGGGCCGCTACGGAAAGTGCGAATACGGATGCTACGATTGCGATTAATGCTTTCATGAGATTTCCTTTATAAAGTAAATTTGCACTTTTCACGGTGCTGTATATTTAACGCCTTGCCCCGGGATCCGGTTGATTTTTTTGGCTAAATTGGTGCTGTTTGATTACTGATTACGTTGGTGTACTTGGAATCTGTGCATTGGTGGTTATTCCGGCACTATTCAACAAAGACAGATTTTTACCTTCTTTGAGGGTGGCCACAACTGCTTGTCCGGTAAAAGTATCGATGTTTGCTACACCTTCCCAAAATCTTCCAAGACCACCTGGTTCGGCTTGTTGCCCATATGAAGGAAGACTGTTTACCAAACTAAAAACTGTAGGATTACTCACAGCTATCAAATTGCCAAAATCTATTCCTGCCTGAGGTTGGAGATTTTGTTCCTGGGCAACTTGGGCACCCATGGATGTAAAATATGAGTTCAAAGCAGAAACTTGAGCAGAACTGGTGGCCACAATATTGGCAATTTCAGTTTGTGCCACAGGTATCAATCCCGGTCCAGTGGGCGGAGTATCTCCTCCGGTGCCTGTGATTGCCGAATCAGCTGCCGGGGTCAGTACGTTGCCCATACCATCTGTGGTAGCCGTGTAAGTTCCGGCTCCAGGAGTTCATTTGGAGCCTTCGGAAATTCCCGGCCTCCTTAACAAAATTGCACCTCGTCTCTACTCAATCGCCTCCTCACCCGAT